TCTATAGCTGCCTCTTCAATACTTAATTTTTTATTTCTAGCTAATTCTATAATACGCATGTGTGGGTTTTGATGTTCGACATGTCCGTTAATATTTATTCTTGATTCAAAAGACATATCTTTACAGTACGGAGAAAAGTTTTTAAAACTTTTCCACTTATCACCATTCAATAACTGTGTCTTTGTATTAATACCACATTCTCTTGTGCCCATAGAGTGCATGGTGCTAGCGTATATCTTATCGTTGTTTACTCTTTTCTTCGCTACTTGTGCTGCAGTATTAGTAAAAGATATGTATGCAATTTTGTCTGGCTCTGTTCCCTGTTGTAGTTCTTTCTCTAGGTATTTCATCAAAGTATGCGTTTTACCCGTGCCTGGTGGTCCAGGGATAATTATTCTATGCAAACGGCACCTCCTTCATCTTATCTTTTCTTGTGTTTGGTTTATCTAATTTTATTGTAGGCAGTGTAAAATACCTCACACTCTTGTTGTCTATCTTACCTGTAACTTCTGTTGCATCAAACATGACTTGCATCATTCTAGCAGTTCGTTGTTTTTGATATTTTTTTGTGTCCCAGACTTTTGTTCTTAATATATATTTCCAGAAGTCTTTAAATTTAAAATAACTTACACCGTCCTCTGTGTAAGCTAGCCCACGCAATATATCTTTCCAATCTTTACCTGGTATTTTATTTATATAATCTCCCAGTAATTCTTTTAGTTGTACATCTATCTTTGTAGATGCCGGTGCTTCAATCGGTATTGTGTCTTTTAATAATTTATTTATTGCCTTTCTCCAAATCAGTTTGCCAACTGGTGGCATAGCTTGGTTGATTTGTTCTAAACATTTTAATGAAAATCTATCTGGTTCATGTAAGTCTTGTGATTCTACTTCTACTTGTTCATCACCTATTGTTACATAATATAATGGTGGATCAGAATCATACTTCTGTATTTCTTTTATTTCTGTTTCAGGCACACCATCACCCACACCAAACTCTTGCATAACACATTTTTTAGAATTACAAAAAGATGCGATGGGTTCATCTTTGCATTTGTAATTATAATCTTTACCATCTATTGATTTAATAAGTGTATCTATTTCTTTTTTATCTAATGGTGGTTGGCAATACGCGTCGTTGTATTTAAATATTTCTATTTGCCATTTATCAGGGAATCTTTTCTTTGTATAAACACCAAAGTTATACATGGCATTGTTTCTTTGCCCGTTGGGTATTCCTTGTTTTGCGATTGTAACCAAACATGGTGGCGCACCAGTGAGTAGGTTGTCAAGTGTTTTTTCTTCTTGGATAGACAATTTAGAGAGTTGATCTTCTGTTAGTTTTACTTTATGATGCGCTTCAAAAAAATAAATTAAGTCCATAGCTGACCCATCATCTTTGACCCCATATCTTAAAGACAACAACGCATTGTGATAAGGCAGGTTTAAAAAACTACCTGTACCACCCTTGTTCATATCTACTTTATTTTGTTTAGGAAAAATTTCTGCGTTAGCATAACCAAGTTTGGCCGCCATATCTTTTAGTTTACTTCTAATCAATGCTGCAGGAACAAAGTCATCTGTAAATAAAAATACATGTGCACCCCCAGATTTAGATCTACACACTAATAACGGAAACTTATATTCTCTTATCTTTTTAATTAATTCTTTATGGTCAAAGCCGTTGTATACATCGATATCTATACAAGACCACTTACATTTATTTTCTTCATTAATAGGAATAATACCAAGAGCAGGATCTTTACCCATCAAATGTTCTTCAAACATTTGTTTGGTAGGTCTTTTTTTAATTATAAAAGATCTTGTCTTGTGTTTACCTCTCTCATCAAACTCATTTGTTTTTCTAGTTTGACCGTAGGCACTGTAAGAGCCTTCAAATATATTTATAAATTTTTCTACGTCTGTCATCACCACTATGCTTTCGGAGGCGGGACGAAGCAACGAACCGCCCCCAAAACTTTATTAGCTTCTGTTAGCAAAGCTAGAGTAGAACTTTTTCGCTCGTTCGTACATCGTAGCATCCTCTAACATTCCAACTTTTTCAACGTTGTAGCCGTACCATTGATTACCTTTACCTGTATTCAACACAGAAGATAATCTGTAGATGTGGCTAAACGATGGTGGAGTATATGGACCATTTTTACCATCTAAACTAATAGATTTCATCATGGAGTTCCATTTCCTGCTAATCTTACCTTGTGATGAGCTCATTGATATCATCGCAGTCTCAGAACCTTTATCGCCTTTAATAATTACGAAGTGCTGACCAACAGTCAAAATGTAATTACCATTTTGTAATCTGTCTTTGCCATCAGGTCCTTTGGTAGTTTTATCTAGAATATCAGATGAGTCTGGATATATGTTTTCTGGTCTACCTGATCCAGTGCCATAGTCAGCCCATTCTTGGTATTCTAACCTATAGTAACATGGAATTACATGTATTCCCTTGTCACCATCGTATAACTGTTTCGTAACAGTGTTTAAGAACATACCTGGTTCTGCACCTTCTACGTAATTTTGATTACGCTTCTGTGCTTCA